CCTCTAACTCCTTTTACCGGGAGTTCGCGTCGCCTGCGATTTCGGTTGCGGATGACGTCCGGCACGCGTAAGTGGGTCCCATGGTTATGGGTTTCGTGGGGCTCATGCTGAGCGGGGTGTTTGGACTGCAGCGCGTAGTGGCGGCAGCCAAGGGGTAGGAGCTGTGAAAATCTCCTGAAAGAAGGTGTAAGGGTGTTAGGTAGTGTGGGGCTCGTAGTAGGGCCTCCGCCGAGGTGTTGGGACTAATTTTGCCTGTGTACTCCCCGATGGGAATTAGTACACTTAATACGGCGTCCCCGGCATCGCTGTAAGCGCTTCGCTACCTGGACATGGTCATTACTTTCCACGCCCCCCCCCGGTTAACAAAGACCGAAGTTTGGTTATTCTTTGGGTGTCTATAAACCCGAATGTAAAATAACCGTCCAGAGAAATCATGAAGCACATCGGAATATATAAACGCCGTTCGGTTGAAACCCGTACGCGATGTGTTCTTGTTCTCCCAGCACTTGCTCAGGCACGTGTTGTCTCTTGTCTTTTACAGCGCCGTCTCAATGGGTCTGCCCGATCCCATTGTGACGTTAATCGCCAGGGTCACACGTCCCGGGGTAAGCACCCGGTCGGATGTCAGTTTGCTTCTCGCCTTAGGAGGAAGGCGAGGACCTGTTTGCGTTTCCTGGAGAAGGAACTCAGGTTGAAGAGGGCGCGTGCTCTCCCTTCCCGGATCTACTGCGGTTTTCTAAGACCCGCTATCCGGTCCTGTTTCGATCACCTCGACGAATTACAGGAACTCTCGGTCAAGACTTGTCAGAAGCTTGAAAAGAGTTTCTGCCCTACTTGTGAAAATAGGCAGGGTAAACTGAGAGTAGAAAAATGGAAAATAGAAAGGTTCGGGGATACCGTGGTGGATGAGGAACACCTATCCCAGTTCGCGGCGCAGTTTGGCAGGAATGTCGACTGCGGTTGGAACCGAGGTAAGTACCCGTATGTTCCGAACGGGCACGCTTGTCTGGGTGTGACGAGGCGCGAGGGTGGAACGTGGGTCCCGGGTGACTTTAGCACTGCTTGCAGTGTGGCTTCGGTCGTCTCCGCGGGGAAGCCCAGGATTGTGACGCTCTTCTCGGAGAGGAACAGTTCACTTCTCCACTCCCTGCATCGCTCCCTTTATGACAGCCTCCAGAGGAAGGGATGGCTGCTCGTAGGTGATCCTACTAACGAGTTAGTCGCCTCGTTGAACGGTGGCGCGTATATCAGTGTTGATTACTCATCAGCAACTGACATGATAAAGACCGCATATACGCGAGCTGCAGTCGAGGTATTAATCGACAAAGGAGAGGGGTTAAGTGAGGACGAAGTGCGTGCACTTCGGGTACTCGGTTCGCTTGAGATAGACGGATCTCGTGCGACAAAGGGTCAACCTATGGGGAGCTTGATGAGCTTCCCGTTGCTTTGTCTTGTAAACAAGACGGTTGTCGACCTTGCCCTGAACGATCTCCTGATCGAGGATCAAATCCACTTCAAGGAATGGAGTGGTCATCGCTGTCTCATCAACGGCGATGATCTGTTACTTCGGGATTTGTCAACTCCCGGGGTGCTGTTGCCGCGTTTAGTTGCCCACGGCGAGCGAGTGGGGCTTATTGTCAACGACAGTAAGACAATGGTTGACGGCGAGAAGGGAGAAATTAATTCCACCCTGTTCGTTAACGCCGTTAAACAAAAGAAAGTTAATTGTGGAGCGCTATTCATGGCGCGTGATGAGTGTGACGTGATCGGTTTTTCCGACCGATCCACACTCACGGTGGATGGCTTTATTTTCTGCGTGCGCAGGGCACGTTTACTCCTTCGGGAGCAGGAAGTAAAATTAAAGTCATCTCTCCCCTGTGCACGATTTAACGCACTCGTGCGGGAGCCGACCATCCGCCATCATCTCGCGACCCAGTCAACTAGGCGCGCAAAATCCACTAATCCCTTCCCGGTAGTACCCAAGCCTCATGGGTATGATTTATCTCGCCAGGAAGAGATTATCCTCATAGAAGAGAGGGTTAAGAGGCTTCGATCGATTCAGTACGTCCCTCTTGTCCGTACTGATGCCGTAGTGATCGTAGTAACCGCAGTTTCGCTTCGCTGCGCGTTAAAGAGGAAACCACCATCCGGGGAAGACATCTTGTCTGTCCTCGCCTCCGGATGGACGTTGAAACAAAAGGAATTGTTGGCCGCCGAGGACGCCCCGAGTGAACGTGTGCCGTTCGAGCACGTTTGCGACCGTTGTTCCAATCTGTCGAGGATTGAAAGGATGGTCTGTGAAATAAG